GGACGGATTATGCCATCATAGCTGACCTGAGGTATGGGAAGATGTGCCTCTTTGCCTACAAAGGTAAACAAGGGAAGCGGAAGCTGGTGAAGGCAGCGCCCTGCTCTTCCGCCGCAAACATACCCGGGACCAAAACGACGAAGACCCCGGCAGGACAGCACAGGATTTCATGGAAGACGGACCGGCTGGTCTATACAAATCGGGAAGGTAAAAAGTGGCAGTACTGGTCCTGCTCCATGACGTCCGGCGGATGGGGCATACACAGCCTCACGTACCACATGTCAGCCCGGTACAGGTATGACAGGGTATACCTTCTGGGCGGAAAGCTGGGCGCCCACAATAGCCCGGCATGTATCAGGACGGAGAACTGGATGGCTGATTGGGTGTATAAGCACTGTCCGAATGGGACGACGCTTTATGTTATCAGGTGATTAAACGAAAGGAGAAAAACTATGGAAAAAATGAATATTGACGATATGTTTAGGGGGCCAAAAAGAAAACATTCAATCAGAAGGCATAGGACTTACGATGTCAAGATTACGCTTAACAAATCTGGTTCAGGAAGACAGGTAGTGCGTTTCGGCTTCATCAATGGAGCTGCTCAGGAATTGGGAAAAAAGCCTTTTGTCGAGGCTTCCGACATTGAAATCACCAAAGAACGTATCTATTTCAGAACCCACGACGAAAAGACAAGCCTTAATGTCCACACATTATCCAGCAACGGCAAGACCCGGCAGGATAGCTGTTACTTCACAATGACCCCCACAGAAAAGGGCGAAAAGATGTACCGCATGAACTGGATTAACAAGACATTCATGCTGTACTACGACCCGGAGTATGAACTGCACTACATCGATTACAGGGAGGAAGCATGAAAATCAGATTATTAATCGACAGCATCTTAACCATAACCGCCCTTGCCATCATGTCATCCCCAGCCCCATCCGTACCGGCACTGATCATATGCTTCGGTATCCTGGGATTTCTGGTGATGGAATCAAGGGCGGTAGTAAAGGAGTTGGAAGAATGGCACTGAAGAAAAGTCCCTGCTTCGGCTGTGAGGACAGAACAAGTGAGTGTCACGCAAAGTGTCCGAAGTACGCTGAATTTACCAAGAACAGGAACGAGACCCTGTTACTGCAGTGGAAAGTGAAGAAAACAAAGAGGGCACTGGATGACGTAAAGGCAGGGTGCATCAAATCATGTACCCACGGAAAGATTAAGAGGAGCGCAAGATGAAGGAATTTATCAAGTATGAGATAGATGAGAATGGAGAACATGCCACGTTAACAACAATGGCTTCGGGAGACACCACTATGAAATTTATTGCCAAGCTGATTCTGAACATGGCAAGGATGACAAAAGGCGAGCTGTCTGTGAATTTCCTGCTGAAAGCATTAGAAGACGAGTACATCCCCCGGATGATTGTTGAGATGAAAGATGACAAGGTTGTACGCGAGGAGGTGATTTATTCTGAGTAACGCAGACAAGATTAGAAGCATGAGCGACGAGGAACTGAACAACTTCCTGTGGACGTTCAAGACGAATTATCTGGTGCTGTTCTTTAATTATGGATTCAAACAGACCATGAACTGGCCCGATCAGCTGGCATGGCTCCAGAAGGAAGACGGATTCGTAATCCCGGAGACAACAGTAGACCCGTCCATGGTGTATGGACAGGATTTCAAAGCAAAGGAGGAAAGCAACTAATGATGATCGGAAACACAAATGACCCCACAGGTGCTGCAACACCTATTGTGGGGCCGGGAAACAATTCCTGTACTGATTGTATCACAATCCCTCTGGAAGAGTACAGAAAGCTGATTGAGTGTTCTGTCAGTATGGACATTATCGACAAGCTGGCAGGAGACAAAGACATCTACAGGACGCTGGTCACGGGGCCTGATGTGGTGCCCCGGGACGAATACAACAAGCTCCTGAACGTTTCTGCAAAGAAAATTCATCAGCTGGAAAAGGAACTGGAAGAGGCAAAGGCGAATCCGGCACATATCTGCCCGGTCTGCGGCAGGCAGTTCTTTGAGACACCCGCTGTCTCCCGGCGTGATGAGAGCATGAAAATCTGCAGCGTCTGCGCTGCTACCGAGGCTCTGGAAGACGCACAGAAAGCGGGCGCCATCAGCAGAGGAGAGGCCAAGGAAATCAAAGAAATCATTGAGGACGTAGAGAAGGAGGAAAATGTGATACCCAGACAGTCCACCCCGGAACAGTGTAAGAAGGGTGGGAAGAAAACACAGCAGGGAAAGAGAGTTGACCTGCCGATGGAAGAGATCAGGCAGTTGAAGGCAGAAGGATGGTCCAACGTCAGGATTGCCAGCAGATACGGCGTGGCTGACGTCACCATTGGGACACGGATAAAGCAGTATTTGGCAAAGCAGAACCCCGCAGAAAAGTCTGCCGAAAAGCCTGCAGAGCCCGCCAAGACCGACGGCAAGAGACCTCTGGACATCACAGACCTCCGGGCCAGACGTGAAGCCGGGGAGACCTATGAGCACATCGGCAAAGAGTACGGCGGATGGACGGAAGATGAGGTACACGCCTTTATCATCCAGAAGGGGAAGGAGAAGAAGAATGAAGATAAATAAGCTGGAAATTGAGAATGTCAAGCGAGTCAAGGCGGTCCGGATCCGGCCCAGCGAGAACGGGCTGACGATCATTGGCGGTGACAATGAGCAGGGGAAGACTTCTGTTCTGGATGCCATTGCCTACGCTCTGGGCGGGGAAAAGTACCGGCCTACAAATCTCAACCGGGAAGGTTCAGTGGTGCCCGGCACCATCAAAATCGTAATGGACAATGGCCTGATTGTGGAGCGCAAAGGCAAAAACGCAGCGCTTAAGGTTACGGATCCGACAGGGAAGGCTGCCGGTCAGAGGCTCCTGGATCAGTTCATTGAGAAGCTGGCGCTGGACCTTCCCAAGTTCATGGAGGCCTCTGGAAAGGAAAAAGCGGACACGCTCCTGCAGATCATCGGAGTGGGGCCTCAGCTGGACGAATTGAACCGGAAGGAAAAAGAGCTGTTCGACGAGCGGACTATCACAGGCCGCACAGCTGACCGGAAGACCAAGTATGCTGCAGAACAGCCCTATTATCCAGACGTCCCTGCAGAGCCGGTCAGTCCTATGGAGCTGATCCAGAAACAGCAGGCTATCCTTGCAAAGAACGGCGAGAACCAGCGGAAGCGGGAGAGGCTGAATGAGCTTGTCGCAAATAAGCACCGGGTATTTGATGAGGCCCGGCTGATTGAAGAGCGGATCGCCGAGCTCCAGAAACAACTTGACGAAAAGAAGTCGGTGTACGAACAGCTGGCTACAGATGAAGAGATCGCCCGGACGGATGTCCTGCAGCTTCAGGATGAATCGACAGCTGAGCTGGAGGAATCCCTGGCAAATATCGAAGAGATCAACCGCAAGGTCCGGGCCAACCTGGACAAAGAGAAGGCAGAGGAAGAGGCTAAAGGTTACTCCCAGAAGTACATCCAGCTGTCCAACGACATTGAACAGATCCGGAAGGCACGCAGGGACCTGTTAAGTAGTGCAGATCTTCCGCTCCCGGAGCTGTCCATTGAGAACGGCGAGCTGATCTACAAGGGACAGAAATGGGATGGTATCTCCGGGGCACAGCGCCTGATCATCTCCACAGCGATCATCCGGAAGCTCAATCCTCAGTGCGGATTCGTACTCATGGACAAGCTGGAGCAGATGGACCTTCGGACGCTGAATGAGTTCAATGTCTGGCTGGAGCAGGAAGGGCTGCAGGTCATTGCCACAAGAGTCAGTACCGGAGACGAGTGTTCCATCATCATTGAGGACGGCTACGGAGTACAGCCTGAGGCTGAGGATCCGGAGCCCGAACCGGCAAAGAAGACGGCTCCCAAGGCGGGAGGTTGGAAGATAGGAGGTAATAAATAATGGCATTTCCGATTAACAGAGGGATTGTGCCGACGGCCAAGAAGGTCGTCATCTACGGACCGGAAGGTATCGGCAAGACAACATTCGCCGCAAGGTTCCCGAGCCCGGTATTCATTGACACAGAAGGCTCCACCAAGGAGTACGACGTAGCAAGGTTCCCGGCGCCTACATCCTGGCAGATGCTCCTGGATGAGGTCGCAGAGGTCAAAAAGAACCCGCAGATCTGCAGGACGCTGGTCATTGATACGGCAGACTGGGCGGAAGCGGCCTGCTTTGCTCATGTGATCAGTGCGGGACAGGTCAAGTCCATTGAGGACTTCGGATACGGCAGAGGATACGCGAGGGCCAAGGAAGAGTTCGGCAAGCTCCTGAATGAGCTGACGGATGTCGTGAACGCGGGCGTCAATGTGGTCGTTACGGCTCACGCAGCCATGCGAAAATTCGAGCAGCCGGATGAGATGGGATCATACGACCGCTGGGAAATGAAGCTCTATACGTCCCAGAAGACAAACATCGCTGCCCTGCTGAAGGAATGGGCAGACATGGTGCTCTTTGCTAATTACAAGACCTTTGCAGTCAAAGACAAAAACAGCAACAAGGCGAAAGCCCAGGGCGGCCAGAGGGTCATGTATACGACGCATCATCCCTGCTGGGACGCCAAGAACAGATACGGCCTGCCGGAGATCCTGCCTCTGGACTATGAAGGAATCAGGGGAGTGATTGAGTCCGGTTCCTCTGATCAGCAGGAAAAGGATATTCAGGTGATCAACCAGGGCAGCATATTCGACCATCATGAGGATGTGCCTGCAAAAAGCCAGGCGCCGGAAGCGCCTAAAGCCAACAAGGGCGCAAAGAAGCCTGAAGCTAAAAAGGAAGAACCGAAGGCTCCTGCTGGATTCGATGTAGACCCTGCCATCCCGAAGAACCTTCGTGACCTGATGATCGCTGACAATGTCACTGAATGGGACATCCAGAACCTTATGTCGGTATGGGGCTATGTTGATTCACAGATGCCGGTCAGGGAATACACAAAGATTGTGAACGATGGAGTCTCCATCATTGACGGATTCCTGGTCCCTCAGTGGGCAGACATCCGCAAAGAGATCCAGAAGATGAATGACGCGGAAGAGATTCCGTTCAACTAATAGAAAGGACAAGGTAGAAGATCATGGCATGGAATGTCGGTGGAAACAACAACTATCAGAACAATTATCAGCAGAATAATTATCAGCAGCCCCAGCAGACTGGAGAAGGCAGAGAGTTCTCATGGGATGGCGATACCATTACCAGAGACGATGAATTTATCCTGCTGGAGCCCGGTGAGTATCCCTTCACAATCGAGAAGTTTGAGCGGTCCCGGAGCCAGGGATCTGAGAAGATGGCGCCCTGCAACATGGCTGTCGTTTACTTTACTGTTCACTCTGACCAGGGAGATGTGACGATCAAGGACAATTATCTCCTGCACAGCAAATTTGAATGGAAGCTGTCCCAGCTTTTCTCCTCTGTCGGCCTGAAGAAAAAGGGCGAACCCTGCCCGCTTAACTTCACAGCCCTGCCGGGCAGGACCGGATACATGAAGGTGAAGAATGAGCCCGGAACAGGGCAGTACGCAAGCTCCATGTTCAACAGGGTAGACCGGCTCCTCCCGGCAAACTGATATGGCAGCCATGGAGCTTCGGCCCTATCAGCGAGAGGCGATAGAGGCGATTCAGGAAGAATGGAACAGGGGCGTCAGAACGACGCTCCTGGTGCTCCCCACGGGATGCGGCAAGACCATCGTGTTCTGCAAGCTGGCACAGGGGCTGATCCGGGAGGGAGACAGAGTACTGATCCTTGCCCACCGGGGAGAGCTTCTGGACCAGGCAGCAGACAAGATGAAGAAAGCGACCGGTCTGGGCTGTGCCGTAGAAAAGGCGGAACAGTCCTGCATCGGATCATGGTTCAGAGTGGTCGTGGGGTCTGTGCAGACGCTCATGAGAGCCAAGCGTCTGGAACAGTTTGCACCGGATTACTTTGACGCCATTATCGTGGATGAGGCCCATCATGCCATATCAGACAGCTACCAGAAGGTCCTGCAGCACTTTTCCGGGGCCAATGTCCTGGGCGTTACGGCAACACCTGACAGGGGCGACATGAAGGACCTGGGCGAGTTTTTCGAATCTCTGGCCTATGAGTACACGCTCCCGCAGGCGATCCGGTCCGGGTACCTGTGCCCCATCAAAGCGCTGACGATACCGCTGAGGCTGGATATCAGCAGTGTGGGCATATCCTCCGGAGACTTCAAGGCCGGCGAGATCAGCACAGCGCTGGATCCGTATCTGGAGCAGATCGCTTCGGAGATGGAGACCTATTGCAAGGACCGGAAGACGGTAGTCTTCCTTCCGCTGATTAAGACCAGCCAGAAGTTCCGGGATATCCTGATCGCTCATGGATTCAGGGCGGCAGAGGTCAATGGGGAATCGGATGACCGGGCACAGGTCCTGGAAGATTTTGACCAGGGCAAATACAACGTCCTGTGCAATTCCATGCTCCTGACGGAAGGCTGGGACTGCCCGACAGTGGACTGCATCGTGGTGCTTCGGCCCACAAAGATCCGAAGCCTGTACTGCCAGATGGTAGGGCGTGGGACCAGATTAGCGGAAGGCAAGGACCATCTGCTTTTACTGGACTTCCTCTGGATGACATCGAGGCACGACCTGTGCCGGCCAGCTGCTCTGATCGCTGATACAGAGGACGTAGCCGCGCGGATGACCAGGAACCTGGAAGAGGATGCTGGGGAGGCCTTTGACATCATAGACGCCGAGGAAAAGGCGGAAGCTGATACAGTCCGGGACCGTGAGGAAGCACTGGCAGAACAGCTTGCCCAGATGCGCAGACGGAAGAAAAAGTTGGTGGATCCTCTTCAGTTCGCGATGAGCATACAGTCCAACGACCTGATCAATTATGTTCCGGCCTTCGGGGCAGAGCTGAAACCTATAAGTGACATCCAGAAAAAGAATCTGGAGCATCTGGGGATCAACCCGGATGAAGTGAAGACGGCCGGAGAGGCAGACAAGATCCTGGGGACGCTGCGGGAGAGGCAGAACAAATCACTGGCTACACCGAAGCAGATCAGGCGTCTTGAAATGTATGGCTTCCAGCACGTCGGAACATGGTCTTTTGAAGCAGCGTCCAACATGATCAGCCGGATAGCTGCACAGGGATGGAGAGGCGTTCCCAGAGGAGTTGACCCTCAGACCTACATTCCGCCGAAGCCGGAGCCTGCAGCAGACCCGTTTGATTGGGGAATTACGCTATGACAGAGAAGACAGATCTTATTGAAATCTTAAATCATATCAACCCGGGTCTTTTGTCCTATGAAGAATGGTGCGATGTCGGGATGGCCCTGAAACATGAGGGCCGTTCCGCTGATGACTGGGAATCATGGAGCATGAGAGACCCGGGCCGGTATCATCCTGGAGAGTGCGCTAAGAAGTGGATGAGCTTCAAGGGATCCGCAGAGCCGAGGACAGCAGGCACCATCATACACCTTGCCCAGATGCAGGGATGGAAGCCGTCCACAAGCTCTGATCCGGGCCATGAGCTGGACTGGAACGACACCATCGTGGTGGATCCTGACTGGATCGAGGACAGAGAGGTCGCCGAGCCAAACAGCTGGAACCCCAAGCAGGAGCTGATCAGGTATCTGGAGACATTGTTCGAGCCTGGTGAGAACGTCGGCTATGTAACAGAATCCTTTGAAAAGAAGACCAGTGAGGGCCAGTCCAAATGGGTGCCTAAGAACAACGGACACTATGACAGGACCGCCGGACAGCTGATCGAGGCGCTGCAGAAGACTAATGATATCTGCGACGTCATCGGGGATTATGACCCGCAGGGCGGGGCATGGATACGCTTCAACCCGCTGGACGGCAAGTATACCCGGAATGAGAACGTAACTGAGTTCCGGTACGCTTTGGTGGAATCGGATAACATGTCCATAGAGAAGCAGAACGCTCTTGTCAGGGAGCTAGAGCTTCCTGTGGCGATACTGGTCCATTCCGGCGGGAAGAGCCTGCACGCTATCGTCAAGATAGACGCCAATGACTATACCGAGTACAAAAAGCGGGTCAATTACCTCTACGAGGTCTGCCAGAAAAACGGAATGGTCATCGATACGCAGAACCGGAATCCGTCGAGGCTTTCCAGAATGCCAGGCATCCTGCGGGGCGGAAAGAAACAGCACATTGTAGACACCAACATCGGCAAATCCTCATGGGAGGAATGGGTGGACTACATTGAAGGCTTCAACGACGATCTGCCTGAAATTGACAATCTGGAGAGCATCTGGGACGACATCCCGGATCTGGCAGATGAGCTGATAGACGGAGTGCTGCGGAAGGGGCACAAAATGCTGATAGCGGGTCCCAGTAAAGCCGGCAAGTCTTTTTTGCTGATACAGCTTGCTATAGCGATCGCAGAGGGCCGGGACTGGCTGGGATGGCACTGTGCCAAAGGGCGGGTCATGTACGTCAACCTGGAGCTTGACCGGGCGTCCTGCCTGCACAGGTTCAAGGACAGCTATGAGGCCATGGGTATCAGGCCGGAGCACAGAAACAACCTGGACATCTGGAACCTGAGAGGCAAGTCGGTGCCAATGGATAAGCTGGCGCCAAAGCTGATCAGGCGGGCCACCAAGGCCGCAAAGGACAAGTCTCAGGAGTTCGTAGCCATCATTATTGACCCCATCTACAAGGTCATTACCGGCGACGAGAACAGTGCTGATCAGATGGCTGCCTTCTGCAATCAGTTCGACAAGGTCTGCACAGAGCTGGGATGCGCGGTCATATACTGCCATCACCATTCAAAGGGCGCCCAGGGCGGGAAGAAATCCATGGACCGGGCATCCGGATCCGGCGTGTTCGCCCGCGACCCTGACGCGCTTCTAGATATGATACAGCTGCCTCTGGATGATGACAAACAAAAGAGCATCGGTGACAAGGCAGAATGCAGGGCCAGAGTCAGGTATCTGGAAGACCACAAGCTGGAGCTCCCGGGACCGGATGATCAGCTGAGCGTGCCCAATATGCAGGCATGGTGTGACAACCATCTGAAAGAAGATGGATGGAAGGTAGGAGGCCGGCACGGCTCCAAAGCTGAATGTGACGCGCTGGCAGCCAAGGCTCGGAAGGAAGCCCTGACCCAGACAGCATGGCGGATTGAGGGGACGCTGAGAGAGTTCCCGACCTTCCCGCCGGTAAACCTGTGGTTCCAGTATCCGATCCATCACATCGACAACGAGGGCGGATTCCTGCAGGATATCGACCCGGAAGAGGTCAAGCCGATGTGGCAGAGAGCGTCTGAAGCCAGGAAGAAAAAGAACGAAAAGAAGGGCAGTAAAATCGCCCGGGAGAGGATTCTGGACCATGCCAATCTGGCTTTTAACGGTGCCGATGTCAAGCTGAAAGACCTTGCTGATAAGTGGGGAATGACTGAAATGGGCGCCCGGAAATGGATCAAAGGAAAAGTTGGATCGCAACATTTTTACATAAAAGACGGGTGCGTCTTTGCTAAGGAAAGCGGGGAAACTAAACACTAAACTAAACTAAACTGACCTTGATGAGTTTAGTTTATAAACCAACTAAACTTTTGCGGTCAGTTTAGTGTTTAGTAAACCACTAAACTAAACTAAACTGACCAAGGTGAGTTTATAAACTAAACTGACCTTACCCTACTACGTAGGGTAACCTAAAGGTTTAGTCCCCTCACGGGTGCGGGTCACGGGGAGGGAAGAAAGTCGGCGAATGCTGGCGCCGACGACTTCCTCCCCACGCCAGTGACTTAAAAGGTTGGTTGAGAGGGAGAACGAAAATGGAAAACAACAAAATTGCAAATGAACGGTTTACACAATTTTTCATGTATATGGATCCGCCGACAGTGACCGCTCAGGAACATAAGGTCATAGTCCGGAACGGCAGGCCGGTGTTCTTCGACCCGCCGGAGCTGAAGGCGGCCCGGGCCAAGCTGACGGCATACCTGTCTCAGCACAGACCAGACCAGCCATACCGGTGCGGGCTCCGGCTGTTCGTGAAGTGGCTGTTCCCCAGGGGACGCCATCCTGATGGAGCCTACCGGATCACCAGACCGGACACGGACAACCTGCAGAAGCTCTTGAAGGACTGCATGACCCAGTGCGGGTACTGGCAGGATGACGCTCTGGTGGCGTCCGAGATCGTGGAGAAGTTCTGGGCGGACGTGCCGGGCATCTGGATCCGGATCGAGGAGCTGCAGCCATGATGCCGTCCAAGTATTACTTTTGCTTTTTCACAGACCTGTGGCGCCTGGCAAAGAAGTGGCACGGGAAGGTAGGAAGCGATGAACGGCACGGCATCATGATTGAAGAGTTCGGCAATCTGGCCGAGCACTACATCAAGGGCCAGAAAGAGCACACACGCAAATTTATTATCTGGATGTGCATCTGGATGGCTGACGAGCTGGTCCTGAGCGAGTGGGATCAGGAAGAAGGATTAAGCGGAGAGTTCCGGGAGCCGCCGAGGCTCCTGGGAGATAAGGAGAAATAAATGAGTAAAATAAAAGCCATCATCAAACGCCCGGATGAAGAATACGGGCATATAGCAAATATCAGCAACACACTGGAGAACCTGCAGAAGACTGTGGGCGGAAAGATTGAGACACTGTATCTGGGGCACGGCCTGATCCTGATCGTCAACGAGGAAGGCAAGCTCATGAATCTGGAGCCCAATTTCAGAACGAGAAGCGGATTCTTTGCCGACACCATCGTAGGCACGGCCATTCTGGTCGGTCAGAACGGCGAGGACTTCGGGGACTGCCCGATCACATTTCAGACGTGGAAAAGTCTGTTGAAAGAATGGGGGAATTGAAAAATGCTGAATCTTCTGATCGGGAGCAGGAGCGTTTCTGTTGACCTTTTCTTCCCGGCCAGTCAGGCCAACATGGATATGTTCCTGAAATGGGTATACGAGACCCACCAGCTGAGACCGAGCGATGCAGCGCTG